AATATTTTGAATGTGTATCAAACACAAGATGAAAGCAATTATTATTACTACAACATTAGCAAAAAAGTCACCATTGATTTGCAAAACATAGACGAACAGTATGTAAAATATGTCTACATTGATAGCGCAATGCCTCTCACCACCATTAGCTACAAATTGTACAACACAATTCATTTGTGGTGGTTGATTGCTGCTATGAATAACTTAAATCCAATAAATGTACCAACACCTGGCACAGTTTTTATAGTAATACGTCGTGAATATTTGCAAAATATCTTACAAGCCATCAAGCAAGCATGAACATTGAAAAATTTGACAACAGGTTATTTTCCTATAATATTTTTATAGGTGATGCAAAAACTGGCAATAAAAGGCTGCTCAACGCTGATACTATTAACAATCTTACAATATTAGATAATATCTTTGTGCCATTTGTAACAGGATCAATTATCATCAACAACACAAGAGATGTCTTGCAGTCTAGTCTTGACAAAGCAAATGCATTAGATTTCGCTGGCAACAACAGGGATTATTTAATTGTTGATATTATGCCCAATGTATCAGGCAACTTAGAAAATGATGCTAATGACGAAAAGCTGAGAGAAGCTTTCAACATGGCTTACATATTTTCCATCAATGAAGTGCAAGACAGTGATGATTCATCTGTTAATTTAAATACAATGAATTTTAGAGATTTGCGCCACCAACAAGCAATAGAAAATTCAGATTTATTTTCATCTGCACTGGTTGTGCAAAAAAAGAATCCCGGCACTGCATTGCAAGATCTCAACAATTCAGAGCGCTCTGTTTTAACTGGTGAATTGTTGAAAGAAATTATTTTACAGACATATGGTGAAGAAGAAGATAAAATAATAGACAAGGAAAATTTTGACTTGGGTGCAACCAAAATCATGTGGTATAGCAGAGGAAATACAAATGCATTTCAAAGTATGATGTATGTGCACTCTTTGCATCAATCAGAAAAAGACAAAGATCCTTGCTTATTTTATTATGATTATTCCATCAACAAATTTAGAAATATTTCATTTACTAAATTATTTGAGCTGCAAAAAACAAAACCGGAAAAATATGTGCTAGAAACATTTGTGATTGGCAGCGGATCTGGTGCAAGTAGCAAGGCAGATGTGCCCAGCAATGAAGGTGGTGCAAGATTAATCACAATTGGTAACATACTTGAGCACAAATTAACACCATTAAATGGTAATGAATTCACCCGCAGCATAACCAACAATATTTTTATTACCACAGCACCTGGTGATAGAAACTTTTATTTTAACTGCAAGGATGGCAGTGTAAAACAAATTTTAAAAGATTTTAATAGCCTCTATGTTGAGCCCTTCAAAGAAAAAATTCCCAACGCCAAGCCATCCGTTGAATTAGCTGATGTTGAAAAATGCAGCACATTAAAGCCTAAAATTGTAGCAAGCACTATGCCCCTTGATTATAGCGGCATTATTCGTAACAACATGCTCATGGATTTAGTAATTAGTGGTGGTGATAACATTGTGTTTAGAACATTAGGCAGTACCCACAGGCGCAGTGGACATTTTATAGACATTGTTACTGAATCAGACATAGCTGATTCAGGTGTAGATAATAATTTAATAGGCAGATGGTTCATCATCAGCGTATCTCATATGTTCATGGGCAACAGTTACTACAACATCATTGAAGCAGTTAAAACATATAAATCTGAACAAACAAAATGATTTTAATTAAAACAACAGCCCCTCAACTTGTTGATGCAACAGCATTGTATAGCCCAACTTTTGTACTGAAGAACACAAACTTGTGTGCATTTACAAATGCTTTGAGTGCAGATTATAAACTATCATTTGATAACAAGAATTTTGAACAATCTGCTGCACCCATCAATGCATTGAGAACATACATGCAAGATATAATTTTGCTTGGCAATCAATTGGATGCACAAACACTGCAAATGCACGTGGATAGAGTGTTGAGTTTGCCTCCACAGATGGTTGATCCACTCATTAGAGAAATAGATGATGCATTTGTTGCAGCTAATCAACGCAGATCACCAAATGATGATAGCTTTCCAAGCAAACTTGCAAACCTTTTGAATCAATGTGGTGGTCCATGCAATTATTTCAAGCCCATTGGTGATGTTGTTGCACTACTTGCCAATGCTATGCAACAAAACACCGGCAATGTTGCACCTGCATGGGATGGAGCATCAAGTTTATTGCATGCACCTCTCAACATTGCTGGAGCTACATTCAATAAAATATCAGTTGTTGCACAGCAATTGCTTGCCAGTGTTGCTACTGCCACAAAAAACATTGTTGCAAAAGCCACTGAGCCGCTTTTTAATAGCAATCGGGTGCAGACAGAAACATCCTTGCTACAACAAGGCAAGAGCATGAGCTTTATTCCACATGGTGGCTATTTTGCTACAGATCCTTTTCCATACTTTCAAACGCAAAACAATGCAAGCAATTTGCTTGCTCGTGCCAAAAGCTCTTTGAATGATTGCTTTAGATTGCATGAATTCAAATACAGATACAATCCATTGGATGCAAACATGAACATGGCTGTTGCTACTAATGCCACCATCAATGTAACATCAGAAGGATCCAATTATGAGCTCAATGTCTTTGGCAAGTTGAAAACACCACCAGTCAAGCCGTTTTATCTCTCCATCAAAGACTTTCTTGATTACACAGAAAGCAGATATGATTGGGATGATGATCAGAACTGGAATAGATATCCAAAAACTGGCAAAAAAGAAACTGAAGCTCAAGCCCAAACCCAGCCACAAAACAATGATGCCAACAATGAGCAAACTCAGCCAGCCAAAGGCAAAGCTAATGTTGATGGATCAAAAGTTACTGATTATGGACAAGCCAATGATCCATACAAAGATAGCAACACCATGAAAGGCATTGGTGCAGGTGGCATTGGAGAAGCTGGCAAAGGACCTGCTGGATTGAAGGGCGGCAATTATTTGCTAAAAGATTACTCAATGGCTGCATCACCAGATGTTGAAGCGCAAATGAGAGCAAGTGGCATAAAATTAGGTGATTGGGTGAATGTTCAAACAGCTGATGGTAGAACATTTCCAAAGCGCTTTGATGATAGAACTGCAAATTATCTCACTGGCAGAGTTGATTTTTACTCTCCTGTGGGAAGAGCAGCTGGATTAGATAGTGCTGTAACAACCATCACCAAAGCCAGTGGACCACCTGCAGGCTATGTTCAACCGCCACGATATGTTAGTGGTGTAGCAGTTGATTAATTGTCAACTTTTTGAGTTTCTACCTCAATTGCTTCTGGTGCATCCATGAGCATTTGCATCAATTCACCGCGAGTCATCATGAGCTTTGTAGCATTGTCACGTTTGTTGTTGTCAATGCGAGCTTTAATTTCCATCTCTTTTACTTTGATGGAGGTTGCAGCGCGCTTGTTAGCAGCCAATACTTTGTTGAGTGATTCAATGGCAGATGATGAAGCATTGATTAAATTTGACATTGCTTCTGCTGATTCTTCTGAAGGTGTTGCAGTTAAAAAATCTCTGTATTCATCCAACACTTGCAAGCTTTTGTTGATGAGTTCACTAGATTTGTCAATGATGAATTGCTCCAGCTCTTCTGGTGCTGGTGGCTGATGCTGAATTACCTGTTTGGGAGCATCAAAGTTTTTGAGCTGGTTCAAAATATTGTTGACTGCTTCTTGCGTATCATCTTGTTGCATTATTTTTATTTAGGGGAATAGTTGAGAAAACAAGTGCATGCATTATCTTATGCATATGAACGAAACTAATTCTAACATTGCTCTCTGCACTGCACATAATAATACTGCTAATGATCTCTCTACTATTCTTGACAATTATTACAGCTTGCAATTCATCAAGACTCATGAAGATGCTCAACTGCCAGTGAAAAACAATGCATCTGATACTGGTTATGATGTATTTTGTGTAGAGGACAAACTCATTCCAGCTCGTGGGTCTGCAGTTGTTGATGTTGGCTTGAAGTTTGCTTACATTCCAAAGCTTTACTGGATCAAAGTTGAGGGTCGCAGTGGTCTGGGCTTCAAACACGGCATTTTGCCACACCCAGGCATCATTGACAATGGATATCGTGGTGATGCTGGCATCAAGCTTTATAATCTCACAGACAAAGATTATCAAGTCAAGAAAGGTGATCGCATTGCACAATTTGTGCTGTATCACATCATCAGTGCCAACAAAGTTACATTTGCAGAACAAGCTGCAGAATCTGATCGCGGTGAAAATGGTTTTGGTTCTTCTGGCAAGTAATTTATATTATGCTCAATTTACAAGGTCTTTGGATCGAGAAATACAGGCCCAAAACATTGGATGAAATGTGTCTTGATGAGAACATCAAAAGTCTCATCAAGACATACACCAGCAAGGGAGAAATTCCCAATTTGCTGCTGGCTGGTCGTCCAGGCATTGGCAAAACAACTCTTGCTCGAGTCATCATCAGTGATTTGCTCAGGTGCCAGTTTCTTTACATCAATGCTTCAGATGAAAATGGCATTGATACTGTGCGAAGCAAAATTACCAACTTTGCACAAACAAAAAGCTTGGATGGTGGCATCAAGATCATTATACTCGATGAAGCTGATGGCTTTTCAGAAGCAGGTCAGCGTGCTTTGCGCAACATCATGGAAGAGTATGCCAGATATACTCGTTTCATCATCACAGCCAATCAATTGCATCGCATTATTCCTGCACTGCAGAGCCGTTGTCAAAGCATTCAAATAGAAAGTTCAATGCTTGATGTTGTAAAGCGTTGCACCCAAGTTCTCAAGCAAGAAAACATAACCATTGCAGAAGATGATAAGCAGGGCTTGTTGCAAGCAATCAAAAGCACTTATCCAGATGTGAGACGCATCATTGGTCACTTGCAGCGCATGTGTGCAACAGGCAAGTTCATCTATTTTGCCAATTGCATTGATGAAACAAGCAATGAATTGCTTCAAATGATTATAAGCAAGCAAGATTGCAAACTAATTCGTCAGTTTCTCATCAACAATGAAGAGGATTTTTGCAATGATTATGCTGCACTCATGAAAAGCCTGCTCAATGCATTGTATTCATCTTCAGTTGAAGAACAGAAAAAACAAATGATGATTTGCATCATTGCTGAACACATGTATAGATCAAGCTTTGTAATGGATCAAGAAATCAATGCATTTCACTGCTGCTTGAATCTCTTGAATGTTACTTGAGATACTTCAAGTAGGCACCAACTGAGCTTTTTGCTGAGCTTGCAGGAATCTTGACATGCTCATCATCAAGCTCAGTCTCAACATCCTTGTCTTTGCCATCTTGATCTGCTGTGCGTGTCTGGCGATATGCTTCAGTGTCACCATCAATTTTAACCAATTCTGGTTTGAGTGTAATTTGATTGGGACGAACAATTGCTTGTGGAAGTGGTGCATAATTCACACCATAATCTAATCTTGTAAGCACATCACATGGAACAGTAACAACATTGTAGAAGCGACCACCACCATAATCCAAACCAACATCAATCACAACATTGCCATTGGTATTGAATTCATTGCCAGGTGCACTGGATGGATATTCATTTTTGATGGAAATGACACGCAAGTTCATGTTTTTGGACAGCTCTACAACTTCTGCAACTGCATCTTTGATCTGTGCAGCTAAATCTTTGTAGCACGGCTTAGACTTATAATCATCAGCAAATTTGATGTAGTCTCCCACAAGAAACCCACCTCTTTGGTAGCGTGTAAGAGTGTTTTCTAGTAAGCTAAGGTATTTACTTTTCATTGCAATTATTTATGCTAACAGGTGATTAAATAATGATGTGGGCAATGTAAACATAGTATTTCCAAAAACAAACAAATCAGATAGTGGATACACCTATTCTGATTTGCATTTAGATTTGAAATTGCAGCAACTCATAACCAATGAAGCTGCAAAACAATCTCAGCAGCAAGACATAGCTGCAGATTATGATTTAGGTGCTATTCGCAACAGCATCGTCAATTTATTCTTGACAAGCCCTGGAGATAAAATCTTAAATCCAGAATTTGGCATGGATTTGCGGGATTATTTGTTCATGCCAACATCTGATTCTGTTGCGTCCTTGATTAGAACAACCATAGAGCGCAATATTTCTGTGTTTGAACCCAGAGTCAGCATCATTTCTATACAAGTAATACCTGATTATGATAATCAGCAGTATACGATAAATATGACTGTTGGTGTACCTTTTCTGCAAAATGATGCTAAATTAAATCTTAGCATTAATCTCAACAGCCAAGGCTATGCCACCTTTACATAATTATGTCTGCACAAAATTTTACAGAGTTCAACTTACCAAAAGATGCATATGCTGCATTTGATGCAACTAGTCTCAAGAGTCTCATAATTCAAAGACTCAAAACATCCAATGTGTTTACTGATCAAGCATTTGAAGGAAGCAATCTTTCTGCAATCATTGACATCATTGCGTACTCCTACCACGTTTCATTGTTTTATTTGAACAATCAGGCTGCAGAATCTTATTTTTCACAATCTGCTTTGCTTGAAAACATGAATAAACTTGTGAATCTCATTGGATACAATCCTCTTGGTTCACAAACTTCAATTGCATCCTTTGATGCTGCTGCTGGTGCTGGTTTGACAGCTGGCAACTACATAATTCCAAGATTTTCTTTTGTTGCAGCCAATGGAGTATTTTATTCTGTATCAAATGACATTTACTTTGAAAAAACAACCAATGGTGCAGAAGATTTGCAATCAATTGGCAGTCAAAATTTGTTGTATCAAGGACAATTTCGTGAATACCCAACACAAACAGCAGCAGGTGCTCCATTTGAAATCATTACAATGGCCATTGAAAGCATTGTAACAAATGCTGATTCGTTTGTAGATTACAGCAATATTTTTGTGTTTGTCAAAGATGCAACAACACAATTGTGGAGTGAATGGAATTTGGTTGAATCTCTTTTCAATGAGCAAACCAATTCCAAGTCTTTTGAAAAGCGTTTGAATGATGCAGGAAGATATGAGCTCAAGTTTGGTGATGATATCAATGGCAAAAAGCTCAATGCTAATGATCTTGTTGCAGTGTATTATTTGCAAAGCAATGGCTCACAAGGTGTCATTGCTGCACAAGCCATCAATGATGCAGCCTTGGTAAGATTTACAACACCTCGATTCAGAGAAATTTCTTCCAACATTTATGAAGCAACTGATCCCATTGTTACACAAGATCAGCTCAATGCTGTTTTCATTACCAACACCAACAAATCCACTGATCCTAAATCACTTGAAACAGTGCAAGAAATAAGAGAAAATGCTCCACGCATTTTTTCTGCTCAAAATCGTGCTGTTACAACAGTTGACTTTGATGCCTTTGCAAAACGCAACTTTGCAAATTTAATTCGTGATGTTAAGACCATCAGCAATTCAGAATACGTCAATGCATACATGAAATACTTTTATGACATTGGATTGAAGCAACCCAATGATGACAGCAGAGTTTTGTTGAATCAAGTATCTTTTGCAGATGCATGTGATTTCAACAATGTGTATATGTTTGTTGTGCCTCGCAATTTTGTGGTGCAAAACAGCATACCTCAAACACTTTCAACAAATCTCAAGCAGTTGATTGTCAATCAAATGCAGAGCTTGCAAATGCAGAGCACAGAATTAGTGCCAAGTGATCCAGTTTACATTGCTGTAGATGTTGCCGTTGCAGCTTTTGATGAGCCTGCCAGTGTTGACTTGAGAGAAAAAAGCGTGCTTGTGATACAACGCGCACGAAACAGCAAAATCACACCAAGTCAAATCAAAGCCAATGCGCTTGATGCAATGCTCAATTTCTTTGACATCAACAAAATGAAATTGGGAATGACATTAGACTTTTTTGCACTCACCAAGGATTTATTAGCCATTGCAGGTGTGGAGAAAATCTTTACAAAGCGCATTGATAAGAATGTAGAAACACCTGGTGTGAGCTTTGTGCTGTGGAATCCATTGTACAGTGTTGAGGATGTATCCATCACATCACAAAACATAGCTTTACCTTCTTTCAAGTATCCTTTCTTAATTGATAGCAACAAACTATCCAGCAAAATAATGGTTATATGAGTCAAGTTAAATACAGCTATGCATACTTTGATGTTGTAAATTTTACCAATGAATTTGCAACATCTGGCTATGCTTTGAGCATAGCTCCATTTACTTTTAAGCCACAATATGATGAATCATTGTTTTCCAACAAAAGAGTTTTGTGGGATTTTGGTGATGGAACTACATCCAAGAGCATAACTGCAACACATGTTTATGATCTGCCGGGTGAATACACTGTTTCACTGTATTTGTATGATGGCCAGGGTGAATCATATTATGACATCTTCACACAAAAAGTTACTGTCTATAATTTTCTGCAAGACAGCATTGTGTTGTCTGCTGCAGATTTAAATTTTGAAACATCCAGCATCAACAACAAGTTTGTAATTTATAGATTCAATTCTTGGCAGACATACAATGCATTGAGTGCCAATGGATACACCATTGCATTGGCAGTTAGCGGCAACAATGCACCATTCATAGTTCAGCAAGAATATAATGCTGACAAGTATGCTCATTTAAAAAAGTACAGTCAATTTTATCAATATGCTTACAATGAAGATATTCAAGCATTTGATTATGCAGCAAGTGATACAATCAAAACAACCAATGAAGAATTGTATGTAAAAATTGCAAACAACCGCATTGTTTTTTGCAATGCATTGGATCAAAATGCTACATTTGTGGGAACATCTGGAGTTGCAACTGCATCTTACAAAGATGATGAACCAACTACTACACATCCAACACTGATATTAGCACACTTCACAAATGTAACGTTTCCAGATTACAACAATGCTGCTGCTACTGCATTGCCAGTATTGCAGACAAACGCGCAATCTTTTTATTGCACACTCACATCAATGCCACCTGCATTTTTGAGCATCACAAGCACAGGCCTCAGCGCAATGCAAATAAATGCAATGCAGTTTGCAAATACTCGCATTCCTTTTGTTGTTCAAATCACTGATGCAAATGATGTTGCATGCAAATATTGTTTGAACTTGAAAAGAGTGGATAGCAATGGTTCTTTATCAGCAAATACTATTCAAATTGATGTTGTTGATGCAACAACCAATGCACCTTTAACAGCAGCATTCAATGATGAGTTTGGCTTTTTTGCCAATTACGATACAGGCATTTACAAAGGATATTGCTCATCTGATGTACCTTTGAGCAGCATCAAAATAACAGCCACAGCGCAAGTGAGTTCTATTTTTGGCATTCAAACACTTTCTGGTGAATCAGCTGCATTTGCTGTGATGGATAATGATTATTATCTGGCAAAAATCAATGAAAACTTTGATCAGGCAGCAACATACAAGAGTTATAGATTTCAAGAAACGCTGCTTGACAAAACTGCATTCTTTGATGGCTTTTTGGGCACCATTGTGGGTGATGCAGATGCAACTCCCAATGTGCTTGGCAAAAGAGTTCATGAAAAAATGTCTAACTTTGTTTCAAACACCCAAGACATCAATGCATGCAACATTCCTGCTTTATATTCTTTGAAGCAGATGCTCAATATTAACATCAAACAATTTGATAGCTACAACTTTTCTGTGCCAGCAAATCTTGCACGCATCATGGATGCATTGAGCATCAAACAAAGCAAGCTTTGGGGACATGCCAATGAATTTGCTGATAATTTTGATAAAAAAGGTTTTGATTATAGTACAACATGGGGAATAAATTTAGGTGATAAGCTTGATGCACTCACAACCATTTTAACAGCAGGATCTGCATCACAGAGCATTGTTGCATATGAAAAATTCAGCAACACATACAGATTAATCAACACTGATGCTTTGAGCTCCAGCAATTTGCAATTCATAGATGCAAACAAGCAAACTTATGCATTGAGTGCTTACAACAATTATTGGGGATGGGGATTAATTTTGCCTGCTGACTTTGCTGCAGCAGATTTTGACAAATATTATTTGTTCTACAAATACAACAATGTTGCACAAGGAACAATATTAGACAACATCATCAATTGGGATGATGCTAATACTACAATCAATAGAGCAAGCAGCAGCTACAATGATTGGTCAAAAGATAATGGAACAATGCAATTATTGTTGGCCAATGCACTTTTTGCTGGGTTAAATCTTTTCTCCACCATATCTGGTGTTTCTGCACAACTAATTCCAACAACATTGTATGAATTATTTTTAGATGATTCATCAACAGTTTTAACTTTGGATGATAATGCATCAATCCTGCAATTAGCATAAATATACACATGTCACAAGGTATAAATTTTACAAGCTTACAAATAGCTTCATCTGCTGCAACATCAGATGAATTTTTGATTAGACTTGACAATGCACTTTCTGGTGCCAATGGATTTGCACAAATTACTGTAACAAATGTAGAAAAAAGTCTCGGCGTCTATTCAACAGTTCGATCAAATTCTGCTTCATGGGCAACAGACAGTACAACAGATGCAGGCGTAAGATCACTGACAGCAAACTGGCAGAGCACATACACAACATTTTCTGGTCAAAGTGCATCAAATGCATCAGTGTATTCAACAGTTCGATCAAATTCTGCTTCATGGAGCGGAGGAGGGAGTGGTTCATTACCTGCAGGTGGAACAGTTAATCAGGTGTTGGTTAAAAATAGTGATACAGCAGGTGATGCATCTTGGAAAAACAAACGCACCACACTTACACTAGCTACTGCATCTGGTGCATCTGTAACAATTTCTTGCAATGCCTTGAGTGCAGATCAATTTGTGGTATCTCTTAGTGGTGTAGCTTTGAGTGCAACTTTTGCTGCACCCATTAGTGCATATGATGCTCAAATCATCATGTGGAATGTTCGATACACAACCAACATTGCAAGAGTATTGCTTGCTTCTGGTTTTAGAACCCCTGTAACAACTCTCAATTGGTCAATTTCTACAAACAAAATGGACATTTTTGCTGCCAAATTCAATGCTTTAGATAGCAAGTGGGATGTTATTAGCTTTGCACCTGGTTATCAACTTTAATTAAATAAATTATGGCAGACGCATATTTTAACAACAATAATAGCACAGATATTAATGATGCTGATAATTGGTGGACTGATATATCATTCAGCACACCATATGGTAGTGTACCTGATTTTACAAATGGTGGGGTAACTCTTCAAATCGGAAATGGTGCGGCCGTAATTACATGTGCGGTTGGAATAGATATTAATATGAATGCTACCTTGGATGTTACATCTAACTGCACATTTAACAACAATAGTACATTCACCATCGACGGTCCATTCACCAACAGCGGTACAATCACCAACAGTAGTACATTCGACAACAGTGGTACATTCGACAACAGTGGTACATTCGACAACAGTGGTACATTCGACAACAATGGTACATTCGACAACAATAATGTATTCACCAACAATGGTACATTCGACAACAATATTACATTCACCAACAGCGGTACATTCACCAACAGTAATGTATTCACCAACAATAATACATTCACCAACAATAATACATTCACCAACAATAATGTATTCACCAACAATAATACATTCACCAACAATAATACATTCACCAACGGTGATAGATTCACCAACAGCGGTACATTCACCAACAACGGAACAGTTACTATAATATCATATGGTACTATATCCACCAGACCAACATCAACGTTCACCAACAATGGAACGTTTATTTACGGTAGCAAATATACCACTAGCTTCCGAGGTGAAATATTTCCGCAAGTTCCTTCATCTGCTGCCTTTGGAACTGCCATCCTATTTTAATAAATAAACATATGAAATACTCCATTGAATCCGATTTAATTTGGGAAAACTACATGAGCCCCCGTGAAGGCGGGCTGCCAATGCAAGCTGACATATCAACTGGTGGTGGTCCATTCAACACACCAGGCATGCTGAGCAATGCACCATCAGAAGATTGTGAGCAAATGGATAAATTGCAGCACGGTGAGCATCAAGAGATAAAAATGGCCATGGCTGATTTGCTTGCTATCAAAAAGCAAGTGGAAACCATGATGCAGCATTTGCAATCCATGGAAACCATTCCAGGGTGGGTGCAGAGTAAAATCACCATTGCCAATCAGTACATCACTGATGCATCACAATTCATGGATTATGAATCAGAAGATTGTGAATGCGATGCATCACAAGCATCAGTGATAAAAATGATTGCAGTTGGTTAATTTCTGCTGCTGTAGCAGTGCAGACCATAATCCACCATGATTTCTAAAAATCGCTGCACTGTGATGGTGTGGGGCTGCTTGTTGCTGTCCCAAATTGCGATTTCTGTGGATGGCAGCATTCTTTGCTGTTGAAGTGCCAATGTCAAGAGCGTAATCAATTTATTAAACTCTGCTTCATCATCTCTAGTTGTAGCAAGTTTGTAATTCTCTGGCTGCACATCAAAGGCATCAGTTGATACGTTCAAATTGCTAGCAAAGTAAGCTATTGCTGCATCCAAAGAATCAGCATAAATCCAACCATCAACTGGGTATTCATATGCATCTTTGTCAGATACAACCAACATATATCCAGGCCCATTCACTATGTTGGGGGCAAATAAAATTTCTGTTTCTTCTTTTTTGTAAAATCCTGCGTTGTTCATAAAATTATCCTGATATTGCGAATCCTTTGAGCACTGCTTTATATGTTTGAAGCAAGCGAAACGCTAGTGTTTGCGCTGAACCGCCAGCCATGGGTCTTGACATGGTAACACTTGTATTTGGCACTATGCTAACAATGGTTGAATTGTATCTAACTGTTCCAGAACCATCGGTTGTTAATGGCAATGCTGCCCCGCCCAATGTGCTAGCCACTTGAAAAGTATCAGCAGCAGCATTAACTACAAAATAAATTGTATTAATTACAATGCCTGTTGTTGTGGTGATGACTGAAAAAGACACTTCATCTCCATCGCTCAATCCATGTGCTGTAAGATTTACTAAATCACCAGCATCAGTAAATGTTACTGCTCGTCCTGTTGTGAGACTAGTATTGGTTCCAGTGACTTGCATGCCAGCAGATAATCCAGTGGTATTTGCCATTGTGATTGTCGTAGAACCAGCGGCAGGTGTTCCAGTCAATGAGACTGGTGTTGGAGCACCCCAAGTATTTGATATAGTTAAGGTTCTTGTTGCGCCTGCAAGTGCTGTTCCTAAATTTGTAAATATTGTTTCAAGAGCATCTTTTGAAAGTTTGCATTGGCTAAAAGATGCAGTAACTCTTAAATTAATAGCATTAAAAGTAGCCAAGCTAAAGCAGCTAGTTAGTGTTAAAGCACCTACTAGATTCAAATTCATGGCAGGAATTTCAGTTAAGCTAAAACATGAATTAAACGCGTTTGTCATATCAGTTGCAGCAACTGTATTAAACGCAGGAATAGTCATTAAACTGACACAGCTATTAAATGCAGAACTAAATGAAGTCACTTTAATGGTATTAAATAATGGTACCACTTTTAAAGCATAACAGCCAAGAAACATACTGTCAAAAGTAGTAACATTTGCTGTATTAAACAAAGGTACAGATGATAAGCTATAACAGTTGCGGAACATGCCACCCGTGCTTGTAACTGCACTGGTATTAAATAATGGAACTGTTACTAAACTATGGCAATTTAGGAACATGGTACCCATGCTTGTGACTGCTACAGTATTAAATAAAGGAACTGTTTTCAAACTAATACAGGATGAAAACATAGTGCTCATGTTTGTTACTTTAACAGTATTCATTAATCCAACATTAATTAATGAATAACAGCCATTAAACATGCCATCCATGCTTAATACATTAGCCGCATTAAATGCTGGAACATTTTGCAGTGCATAGCAATTTGTGAACATGGCTGCCATATTGGTAGCAGTGATAGTATTGAACAATGGTACAGTTTCTAAAACATAACAATTTGTAAACATACTGCTCATCTGCGTCACCGCTACAGTATTGAATAATGGTACTGACACTAGGCTATGGCAGTTTGTAAACATGCTACTCATATCTGTTACCCTAACTGTATTAAATAAAGGAACTGTTTTAAGGGCGTAACAAACCTGAAACATTTGACTCATGGTAGTACAACTACGAGTATCATATAGCGGAACACTCTCCAATGAATAGCATTGATAAAACATAGTGCTCATATTTGTAACTGCTGCTGTATTAAATAGCGGAGCTACTGATAAGCTACGACAATCATAAAACATTGTTGATAGATTAAGCAAACCTGATAAATTTGCATTAGAACTGAATCTAACATCTAATAAACTCCAACAGAAAGCAAACATACCTGACATGTTTGTCACTGCTGCTGTTGTACCAACATCAACTAGCAACAAAGAGTACATTCTATATAGCAAATTTGAAAAACTAGTTAATGCGCCTGTATTAATAAAATTAATGTATCTGCAATATCTGGGATACACTGTACTATCACTTATTGCCCCAATTGTCAATGATGTTAGATTGGGAGCAGAAAGATATATTTCGTGTATGGGTTGGCTGTAATAGTTAGCTGCTAGCATGGAAGAGTGTCTGGTCTGAAGATTTACAGATGTTATATTTGCTCCTCCCTGTGGTGTTATAATCACCCATGCTTGCTTGAAACCATCAGATGTTAAAGTGGAATTGGTTGGATCAAATGTTGCAAAATTATAGGAGTATTGGGCTGCGGTACCAGATGAGACGTTTTGTGGTGATGTTCCATCCCCCCAATCAACTGTATAGTTGCCTGCAACGGTAAAAGCTAAAAAATTAGATGAATCATTTGATATAAAAACCAACAAAGCAATCTTCTGTTCTGAGCTAGAGATAACAGGGGGTGCAAGCAAATCGGTGGGACGATCTGTGCTAGTTGCAGCAGCAATGGGTTTTTTTAGATTATTAAATCTATTATACCCCATGAAAGAGGATGAGACGATTTTATCCGCAGCTGTTGCTACTTTCTGACCATATCTAATGCTCATAATTATGCAGTGATTCTGTTGACATATCCAGCAATATCAACTGCGCTCGGTGTTTGTGTAAAGGCGTAAATTGTATTTGCATCACTAAGAATTAATCCAGGCACAATCAATATCAGGCCAGCATATGCTTGTACATTTACCTGTGCCAAAACATCACTAATTGCAGTGGTGCCCCAATAAAAGGTAGTCATGCTGTCTGCTGCTGTTGTATTTGAAGCGTACAGCCAAATTTCATCTGTTGATGGAGTTGCAACTGCAGTGTGAATTAATACACCTGGTGCAGAAGAAAGAGAGAGTATAATGCTCTTTCCATTTGAACTTTGTGAAAAAGGAATTTTAGAATATGTTGCCATAAAAGTATTTAGTTATAAAAACACGGATAGTCCAATGATGGTGTTGGCATCTTCAACAGTAAATGACCCACCACCAGCACCCCATGTGGCGCTATTTGCATTAACAGTGGTGTATGTGCTTTGCCAATCAGCTGTTAAAGCTCTGACACCTGTATCAATGGTACCACCACCACCGGTACTCCATGTGGCGCTATTTGCATTTACTGTGGAATAAGAGCTGTTCCATTGATTGCTGTTGCCACCACTTGCATATGCAACTCCAGTTGTTGACAAATAATCAACAAATGTTTTGTTGCTCAAGCTTTGCGTTGTAGATGTTGTTACATGAATTGGCATATTATACTAAAGTAGTTATGAGTTCACCAGCATCACTGACTGTTACTCTGTATTTAAAGTTGCTGGGTGATCTCAGAATGATTCCTTTGGTAGAATCTGTGATTTCAATGTCACTGTTGGTTGAAACAGTGCCAGTGAGAGTACCACCCGAAAGTGGCAAATAATTTGATGTAATGGATCCTGGTACTTGAACATTGGTGACTTGTTTTACAGTAAAAATTACACCAGGAGCAGCAGGTGTTGTTGGTGTTGTATTGGGTGGCAGAGAGACTATAGAGACGCCTGTATCTGCTGCTGCCCATTTTATGCCAATTGCATCGCCATTATTCACTGTGGTGATGAAAGGTGTGACCGTCACAATTTTACCTGTTATATGGCCTGTTTTTGCATGAACGGTAAAAACAGAATTTGAATTGGGAATATCTGCACCATTTTTAGTAAACCAAACTTGAACATCTTCCTGAGCATTATGACTATTTTCAATTTGTAAGCTGTAGATAATTTCATATGTTCCAGCATACTGGAAAATTATGTTGTTGCTGCTGAGAGAAATGCCATTAGATTCAAATGTACCACTCATGGCTACTGTATAAGCACTTGTGGGGCTTGTGGCATTTTGATTTCGTTCATCATAAAATGAACCATAGTAGCCAGTAGCACCTGCTGCTGATACAGGCGTTCCTGCAGTCCACTTATTCAAAATTGCATTGTATGTTAACACCTGACCATTAACAGGAGCAGGAATACTAACATCATTGAGTGCAGACAAATAACTTACACCAGTGCTTGCACCCCATGATGCAGAGTTAGCATTGACTGTTGTGTAAGTTGATATATTGTTAGCGCTTTGTGTGCTAAAACTTGTGTAGGTGTTTTGCCAATTTGCTGTTAAAGCTCTAACTTCAGCATCAGTGGTATTATCTATGCCCCATGCTGCGCTATTAGTGTTAACGGTTGAATAAGTGCCTTGCCAATTTGCTGTAAGTGCTTTAACATCTGCTCCTTGATAGTTCCAAGTTGTAGCACTATTTGCATTAACAGTTGAATATACTGAACTCCATTTATTGCTGTTGCCGCTGTCAGCATAAATTATCTGCGAGCTACTCAATGTACCATTCACTGTTACATCACCTGTTACATTGAAGCCAGACAATTCATACTGTGTAATATCAACTATGGTCATGTATGCAGATGTGGCATACAATGTTGTTGTTGACAAAGTATCAGTGATGGTAACGCTGCCAGCAATTGTACCACCTGACAAAGGCAAATAGTTGCCAACAGCAACTGCACCACCACTCAAAGCTGAAAGAGAAACAGTGTTGCCATTTGGAGCAATGGTGAGCTGTGCAGTGCTTTCATTAAAAGACAATGTCTGAGAACCACCACTGCTTTGAGAAAAAATATCAGCCAAATCCACGCCAGCAGACAAGATCTGACCATTGGACACATTCAATGTTCCATTCATGGTGCCTCCATCTGCAAACTGCATGGCTACTGAACCACCGCCGCCATATGATTGAACATATATTTGCATTTTTGCATGCAATTCCTTTTGAATGTTCATCAATTGAGCATTCAAATCTTTGCTTACATCTGATTTATAAGATGCAAGAGCATCACGCACAGCATTGCGTGCTGAAGAACGAGCTTCAGAAATTACATCAGTTTGTTCTTCAGCAATGTTGTCTTTGAGCACCTGTGCAACACTTTGCTCAATGCTTTGCATGCGCTGTTCATGCAATTGCTGCGCTGTTGCATTGAGCTGCTGCAGTGCATTTTGAATTTTTTCTGCAATGATTGCATCTGCATTTTTTATGCAATCCACAACATCAGTTGATGCTGCTGCAACCACTTTGTTGATCTCATTGGACATTTGACCAACTTTTTCATCATAAGCATCAGTTGTTTCATTTATATTTTGCTGCAACCAATCGTGCTGTTTAATCAACAGTTCTGCAACTTTTGCATCAAATTTTTGCATTTGAGATTGCTCAATTTGCTCATGCAATTGGCTAATCTGCATTTGAACAAATGCATCAATGTCAGCATCTTTTTTAGCATTGCTTTCATCCACCATTTTTAGGTGATTAGCAATTTCTAAGCTGAGCTTCTCTTTGATTGCAGCCATGCTGTTGATGGTTGCAATGGAAATATCCTGCTGCAAATGCTGCAATGATTGCTCTTTGTTTTCATCAAGCAATTGAACGCATTTTTCTGTCCATTGATGTTCAACATCAGCAATGGCTTCTTCTGCATAAGCAGTCAAATGATGCTCCGTGGATAAAGCCCAATCTTTGAGTTGCTGCCTAAACATCTCAATGCTTTGCTGCACCAGTTCAATGCCATCTTGCTGAAGCTTGTTTTGCAAATTGAGCGCTTCAGTTAATATTGATTGCTTGGTTTGCTGCAATTCAAAGCTTACTTGATCAGACAATTCTTCTTGAATTGTCTGCAAATGTTGAGCAATTTTGTTTTGTTGCTGCAATTTAGCTTGTTGCTTGAGATCCACAACATCAATGGTGATGGATTCATCAACAACAACATTATCCACAACTGCTGCCATTTGCTCAGCAATGCAATCAACAACCGTTGCATCTTCTTCAGCAATTTCTTGCAATTGATGCTGCTCAATTAAAATTCCATCAACAAGCGAGTTTTCGTTGATGAATATGCCTTGCTGCTCGCTTTTGATGAGAATAAATTCTACATCTTTGTAAAGTTGATCTTTGACAACCACATCCACCTTGATGATTGGATTGTTGTTGATGTATGTATGCGCTTGCTTGATTATGGCAAAATCCTTGCCATAATCAATGTTAAAAACATCAAGAAATGCTTCAGTTATGTTGCTGCAAGCAATTACGCTCGGCCCTACATCAACTATGCTTGCATTATGTTTTGCGACTTCAATGACCATTTTGTGGTTATTTAGTCGTGCAGCGCGGCCTTCAATTATTAATCTTTATATTTGTACCAAATTATGACTAGCAGCATAATAAAGTTCAAAATATAATTGGCAAGCAATGGAATTTGCAATGCTGGTTGATTGTAAACGTAAATGAAGCAAAAGATTTCACCCCAAAACCACATGTTCAAAAAGCCCCAACTCAATCCACGAGCGTGTTTTTGCTGCAAAACCATGAGCATTTGTGGCAATGCACAAAATGCAAACAACATGCTTCCAAGCCATCCAATTGCTTCCATCATATGGGCATCAAATCAAAAGAATCATCTGCATTCCAAATGATGCAATATCGTTTGCTGAATTCACTCAACTGCTCCGCACTGGGCTTTTTGACAATTACTCCCATGAGTCTCTCGCATTGTTTTTTGACAATGATGAATTTGTGAGAATGAGCTGCATTTTCAGCCCAAAAAGCCACATCATCATATGTTATTGTGCATCTTTTCATATTTGAGTTGTATCACTGGCTTGCTGCTGCGTTGTTCAATGGTTCTCACAAGATTTGCACAATCCAGCAAATCATCATGATTGCCAGCATCAAACCAAAATCCATTGAGCTTTTTCACTTTCACCTGTGAGTCAAATGTATCCATGTCTCTTATCAAATCAACTATTTCCAATTCATTTCTTTTGGAAGGTTTTAAAAGCTTAGCTCTTTGACATGCAGCATTGCTCAAAGCATACATTCCTATGACTGCATCCTTGCTTATAAACTGCTGCGGCTTTTCAATCAATTCATCAATGCATCCATCAGGCTTGCACGTGACAACACCATAACGTTCTGGATGTTGCACTGGAAAGGTATAAATGCTGTTGCAGTCCATTTCAATTGCATCATGATTAATGATGATGTTGTCTCCAAGAATTAATACTGCATCACAACCATCAAGCCATTGTTCAGCAATGATGAATGCTTCTGGCAATCCTTTGGGCTCATGTTGAACAGCAAATGTTATGTTCAAGTCATTGTCATCAATGATTTTGCGCAATGCTTTTTCAAACAAATGCTGCTGATCTGGCATGGTGATGATCATGATGTCTTTGATGTTCATCTGCATCAATGTGTTGATGGGATAACAAATCATAGGATATTTGTAAACTGGCAACAATTGCTTGCTCACAGCAAGTGTCAGGGGGTGCAAACGTGTGCCATTTCCACCAGCTAAAATAATGCCACGAGGCGATTTTTTATTTTGATGCATCATAATTAAAATTCTGTTGCTGAGCAAATTTTGCTTTTGCAAAACCATTTTATGCTTTGCTGCAAACCATCTTCAAAGTTTATTTTGGGCTGCCATGCAAGCTGTGTTCTTGCTTTGGTGCTGTCAATGCTGTAGCGTTTGTCATGTCCTGGCCTATCTGGCACAAACTTGATCAATGCGCGGTGATTGGCATTCATTAAATGGCAAATTTTCTTGATGAGTTCAATGTTGGAAATTTCATAGCCAGTGCCAAGATTATAATGCTCGCCAATTTTACCATTCTTGATGGCTGCTAAAATTCCTGTGCAATGATCTGCAGCATGAATCCATTCACGGTAATTTTTACCATCACCATAAACTGGAATTTGATTGTGAAGATAAATGTTGCCAATGACTCTGGGCAGCAATTTTTCATTATGCTGACCTGGTCCGTAATTGTTGCAGCAATGAGTGATGATGGCAGGAAAGCCATGAGTATTCACATATGCATCAACCAAATGATCTCCTGCAGCTTTGCTAGCTGAATAAGGATTGCGTGGTGCATATGGTGTTGTCTCTTTGAAGCTCTCTTGTTCTCCTGTTAGAGAACCAAATACCTCATCTGTTGATACTTGAATGAAGCGCTTGTGGGAGAACTCATTGCTCCATGTTCTAGAACATGCATCCAACAATGCAGCAACTCCTGTTACATTGGTTTCAATGAAGGGCATGCAATTGCTGATGCTGTTATCAACATGTGATTCTGCAGCAAAATTTACAACCACGTCAATGTTGTGTTGCTGTAGCAACATTTCTACCAATTGTGAATTGTTGATGCTGCCCTTGTAGTAATGAATATTATCTACACAGCAAAGAGTCTTGACTGATAAAGCTGCAGGTGCATTGATGGCTGCATACGTGAGAGCATCAAGCACCACAACTGTTTCAAAGTTTTGTTTGGCAAGCTGAACAAAATGTGATCCAATGAAACCACAACCACCTGTTATTAAGATATTTTTATGCATGTTGTTTTAAATTAAAAGCGTATTCATCAATGGCCAGTTGCATTGCATCTTCAATGGGTGTAAGATTGATGCCCTCGCGAATTGCAAATGAACTATCCAACACGCAATTGCTGCGTGGTGTTGCTACTGTCTTTTCAAAATCTTCAATGTTTTTAAAATACAATTTGTTGCTAACTAAATTGCGCTTGGCAAGCATTTCAACCACTTGTTTGGTGGTTAAATATCCTGGCTGTGTCAAATTATAAATGCCTACTGCATGTTGCAGATTGTGAGCTGCTGCAACAAATTCATTGAGTTGTGAGAAAGAATTTGTTGCATTCAATAGAATTGGATACTTGATGATTTTGGATATGTAGTTGCGCTCATCATTTTCACCATCAAAAGGAATTCGCAATCTAACAATGGTGACATTGTAATCTTTTTCGATCAATTGTTCGCCCAAAGCTTTGGTGCCACTATACCATGAATATTTTGATGAATCAAAACAAAAATTTGGTTTATCTTTTTCAGTGAATTCTCGAGTTGGTGCATGTGCTTGATCACAAGCATCATCTGTAAAAATGCATCCAGATGATACGTGCAACAAACTTATTGCATAATCATTGCAAAACTTGCGCAACTGTTGTGGCAGAAACGCATTGGCCATGAGTGCTGCATCTTTGTTCAATTCACATGCATCCACATTGGGCTTGCCCACATAAGCTGCACAATTATAAATTGCTGAAACTTTGTTGCGCAAACAAACTTTTCTAAGCTCATTTGTGTTGAGTGGAAATCTAATGCTGCAAGTTAAAAAATTAATGTCATTGCTTTTGAAGTATTTTTCAAAAGCTCTACCAACATAACCAGTCGCGCCAAGGAGCAGAATCATGGATGCATTTAATTTGTTGCATTGCAATTGCAACACTAATGCATGCTGCTGCAAACAAAATTAAAAAGGCAATGTGTTCATGTTCATCTTGCATCAATTAATTTATTGTATGAATTGACTCGTTCAAATAAAACATTGAAATTTTTAATTTTTAATGTGCGATTTTCAGCTTGCACTTGATCATTAGCAAAATCATCATATGTGGAAATTCGCAATGTACCAGCAGGGCTAACATGCATAACACTACCGCGGTTGCTGATGGCAATGATCTTATCATTGTTTAACTTCAATGTTATTATAAAAGCAAATTCATCAAATCTGCTTCTGTTTTGTTTGTATTCACTCAATATTTGATTGGCATTGCGTGCCAAGTAACTGAATGGCCTGAAATACAATCCTATGGGCTTTGCATCAAAGTTGCTCACAAGTTTATTGAGGCGATCTCTCACTGCCATCAAATACTGCTGCGCAAATGATGCTTTGCTTGCATCTCTGTTATCACTTGCAGCAAGTGATAACAAGTGTTCAATTGCAGACCATGATGGATTTTGCTTGTAAAAGAAATAATGCATGCCCACAGCTCCATGGTTTATATCCCATGTTTGATTGCCACTGCGCACTTGAATATCTTCTGCATCTTTGTATTCCAATGGTGTTTTTAAAAAGCTTGTCAAATCTTTGTTTCTCAACACCTCACTAACATAAACATTGGAAATATTGACTGCATTTGGGTAAAGCAGTGCTGCAGTATTGGGAGGTTTGCGAGATGATTTTGGAAAACAAACAGCAATGCGCTGCACAAAATTTGGTGCTTGTGCATTAATTGCTCTTATTTTTGCAACATAAACATCTGCAAATGTTTTATAAATGGACTGAAACAAAGCATCACTCAATGGCACATTGTTTTCAATTTGTTTTTCCAATGATTTAGCAACAGCCAGTGCAATGGAACTTTGATCAACTGCAAAGTAACCAGCAGATCGCTTCATTGATTCTAGTATTGCACTGGTGCGTGCATTAATTGCATTGGCGCTGCGCTGATGTGCTTCATTATCCAGTACATCATCAAGCATTTGCATGTATATGCCAATGATGTTGACTTTTGCTTTGTCTGAAACATTTGATTTAACAAGTTCAGCTAATTTTTCTAAAACCTGCTCATTATCACCTTCATCTGCTTTCCATTGCATCATTTGCAAGCCACCAGTTTTGAGGTAATCAGCAAAGCTTGCTGATAAAGCATCTCGCAAATCTTTGTTGATGTAGTTTGTGGTTTCACTCAAAACATCAGCAATGAATGCACGCATGCGGCCATATGTAGATGCACCTTCAAAGCGAATGGTGCCATCCTGCACTTTTTTTGTCAATGCACTGCATACTTTGTTGAATTTTTCTGGAAACAAAGTTTTTATTGTGTTGGCTTTGGCATATGAAAAACTTGATGCAAAGGCTCTTAAATTGTTAGCATCAAGCAAAGATGCATTTGCATCTTTTAAGAATGCATTCACAAATGCTTGCAATTTGTTTTTCCAATCATCAAACAAGCTTATGGCCAGCTGACTATAATTTAAAATTGTACCAGTTGTAACTCCTTCAGCTTTGCCTTTGAACTGTTCAAACAATGGATAATTATCTGGCATTTTGCTGAAAATGCGCTGAAACATAATGTACTTTGGCAAAACATAAGCTTGATAACTCATCAAATCTTTGGTTGTTGATGGTGTTACATTAAACACATCTCTCAGATAATCATTTGCATCAGCATAGTTTTTATTAGCAAGAGCATTGACTGTTTCAATGTCTGGCGATCTTGTTAAAAAGATGGCATAATCATTGGCATATGAACTACTAAAAGTTTCAGAAATATCTAACTTTTTGAATGGAGCAGTTACAATGTTGCTAACAGGACTGTTGAGCATAAAATCCAACAGAGATTCATAATCAGTTGCATTGGCTTTGAATATTGGTGCACCTTGACCAGCATTGTTGAGTCTGTTTTTAATTTCACCGCTAACAAAACCTGATTGCGGTTTTGGTACAACTGCATAATCAACAAAGCCATACACATCCAGGGAAATCCAAGATGGAAAATATAAACTTATGGTGGGCAAGCACCAATATCCTGTGCAGTGGCGCTGCACAGTGGCAAACTCTTGACTTGTTTTTACTTGAATAACTTTTTTTGCATCATCAACATCTTGCAGCAAATAATATAAATTGGAATTATTTGTGTAAATGGGATCACCAATTTTCTCTTTAAAAAATTCCTTGGTCAATTCAAGTGATTGTGATATTTCTGTTGTTGTGTTGTATACAGGTATGTAAGGCTTTATAGCATCAACCAACATTGGTCTGATGTCTCTATAAAAGCGCATGACATCTCGCTTGATTTTGGTATTGCCCAAATTCACCTGCTCCATGTGAGCAGTGAGAAGACTTTTTACAAAAGGACCATCTTCTTTGGTAATGCTGGGTAATCTTGTTCTTTGTTCTTTTTTTCCCTCTTTGACAGTTGCAATATAATCATGCGGTGTGAGATTATAAACAATGTATCTCATGTACCTTTGATCTGGTGAAGGATCAAACAATCGTGCCAAAACTTCAAAAAAAGCAGATTGAGTCTGGCCACCATAGGCACCACTGCTTTCTTGCCTGTAAAACGTTTCAAACTCAGGACTGCTTATAACTTCCTGCTTGTTGTAAATCTCCAAATCTTTTGCGGCATTTTCCAGATCAGGTGTAATATTTCTATATGCACGCTGCAAGTCTTTGCTGAGCACTGGACTACCGCCAGTTTGATCCTCATTGTATTGTTTGAGAATGCGGCGAGTTTTTTGCTGATTTGCTTGATCAAACTGAATTACATTGCGCTTGAGATTATCTATGATGTAATCAATGTAAATGCCTTTGTGCTCTGGGCTTGTTAATTCATAAGTTGGATCATAAAGTTCCGCAATTTTATCAACAAACTCTTCAGCATTTAGCTCTTCATCAAACGCATCACTGAATTGATTATAAATATCCCGAATAAAGCTCTGATCTTTTGATAATCTGGTACGTTTTCTGATGTAATTCTCTAAAAGAAAGTTTAACATGCATGTATTTATGCACATCAACATCAATTTAAATGCAGCACTCTCAGCGATTTTGCACGCTTATTAGAAAATCTACTAGATCTGCAATGTGTTCTTTTTTCAAAACAAGTTGATCACCATAAGGCTTGCCATGCATTAAAAATCTCCAACAGTACCGCAGCCTCTGTTTCCATGACATTCTTGTATCTGTGCTATAAGGAGCCCAAATAGACACATCAAGTACATTAAGATCTTCAACCCATTCGAGGTGAAGCATTTCGTGATAACATGAACATCTGATTGTTTTAGTATTATTCATGTTTGCAAATATAGACGTCGTTTTCGCTCTTCTCAAATGTTTTGTGAATAATTTCTTGTACAATGCTCCAATCAGCGCCACCTAATCCGCAGCCAATTTTGTATGGAATATAAATGTCTGTGAGAGTAACAGGTACATCTTCAAGACCAAATGGACCGAAATGCAATGTCTCTTTTTCATCACCTGCAAAGAAAGTATTAGCAATGTGTTTGAAGCCTGAAATTAATGCAGAATATTCTGTCTGTTGTTTACTCGTTCCAATATTGTATTGGCCAAAGAGATTAGCAACAATAACGTTATGAGCAACATTCACTTCAAACACACTACCCAACAGCATAATAGGTGACTTTTGACTTCGGACATGAGAGCGATATTCTCCTGCATTAACAGGCCATTTGCGCCCAATTGCACCAGCCAATCCCCCAACTACACCAATGCAATTAACAGAGTGAACAATGACTCCTTTGTTAACTGTTAAGATGTCTTTATTAATTGTCGTGATCATTGATTTTAATTGTATATCTTTCTTTGTTTTCGAGCATGGACATTAAAGTCCATTTAAAATTCTTTTCAAAATCCAATTGTTTGTTTTCTGGAACATGATTCAAGAATGCTTCGTACAATGAAACTAGAGAGCCTGCTACAAATGCAGGATCAAAAAATATACTCTTATCATTGTTCAAGATTTGAGCAGCAGGATAAAGAATATTGTTTTGCTCATATTGACCGATGAGCGCTACTGGTATAATGTCTGTATTGATTGTTTTGCTCATAATTCAATTAATTTTGGAAATGGATGTTTTTCGTTGAACTCTTTTATTTTTAATACGATGTAGTTTGATGAGCCATATCGTTCTTCAATTTCTGGCAAATGCCAAGGAGTGAGCCTCATGTGTTCCTCAAGCTTTTCTTGCCAAACTTTTATTTTAGCATGATACATTTGTAATTCGTTATCTGTTAATTCGAATTTCATTCTTTACTATAGAGTTTATCCCACAATTTCTTCGACAATATTGATCATTTTTTGATTAAATTCTTCTCTCTTGCCAGCATAAGCAGCAGCATCAGCAGCATCAGCAACAGCATAAGCAGCAGCATCAGCAGCATCAGCAACAGCAGAAGCAGCATGAGCAGCAGCATAATCAGCAGCAGCATGAGCAGCAGCATCAGCAGCATCAGCAGCAGCATAATCAGCAGCAGCATAATCAGCAGCAGCATGAGCAGCAGCATCAGCAGCATCAGCAGCATCAGCAACAGCAGAAGCAGCAGCATAAGCAGCACCAACAGCAGAAGCAGCAGCATAAGCAGCACCAACAGTGCGATCACTACCATCTAACCATTTGTCTGCCCAAGAGTTCCATGACCCATTTTTATATACTAATTTTGCCACCTTGATGGCAAATTCTATTTTTTGTTCAAGAGAGATTTCAGGAAGACTGATTTCCTTGATTAATGTTTGGCTTTTACTGGCAAATTTTAATCCATCATTATTACAAATCCCATCAACTTGAATCTCAAAAAGCTTTGGTTTTCTAATATTAGCATGAATTGGATTAAAAATGACTGCCAACATTGGATGATTATAACAATGTAATACTTGATCTGTACACATCTCATTGCCCTGCTTTGAGACAAAAATAGGAACTCCGATTTCCCATTTTGTATCATTATGGCTAGTCATTTCTTGAGAGAGAAGTTTATAATATTTTTGCATAAATTTGCTATTTTTTACTATAGAGTTTGTCCCACAATTTGTCAACTGCATTTAAAGCATTCCTAGCAATAATATTTTGATCATATTCCCAAAGTTCTGTTAAAGCATTATGCATCACTGCCCATTGATCTTGGAAACAATTATAATCTTTTAAATTAATTTCGCCGTATTTACAAACCACTGCTTCACAGTTTATTGAGGGGCAACAGCCAGTCTCTCCACAGCTACCACATTTGGCACAATATGGGGATTCTTCGCTATCAATCTGACATTGAAGAGCGTCTTCTGGATAATTTTTTGGGTCGCAGATTAGCGGTCTAATTTCTTCACTCATGGTTTTTAATTATTTCAGAGTTCTCAAAGATGTTGCCAATAACCTCAGCCTTTCCAAGCCAGCCTTGCCACAAGGCATTTTCTCCGCACAAAAATGCTGCATACTCTTCTGAGTATTTGATTTCAGCAATGACCTTTTCGTCATCGTATTTACAATCTACAATATCACCTTCATAAATTTCAACCCCTTTAGAGTCTTTCAGTCCAGTGTATTGTTGAACAACAAGATGTTCGTCACTTTCATGTGTATTATACCATTCATCGTAAAGGTCGCTGAATGACCAAACTTCTAACTCTCCTGAATGAGCATTTATGAGATATTTGTAGAGATTGCCTCTATAAACTTTTCCAATTTTATCCCAGATGCGGGATTTAAATCTATTCATTGCTTTTAATTAATTCAGGATTTTCAAAGATGTTACCAATGACTTCAATATCTTTTCGAGTTTTAATCATTGAAGTACCCAAAGCATATCCATCAATTTCGTGAGTGAAATCGTCTTGGTTATATATGACAGGAGCTTTTATTGTTCTATATGAATCTGTTGTAGCAGGGTGCGTCAGTCTAGATGATCTATATGGTTGTTGATATGTTACAATATCACCTTCATAAATTTCTTTTCCGTTTTTATCCTTCAATCCAGTATATTGCTGAACAACAAAATCATCTGATTCAATTACATCTTGAAAGCAGCGATAATATTTAAGTAGAATAAAATCTGTTGGCTGTATCCAACGCGGCTTATTAAAATTGGCGTTGGTTGAAGTACCTTTACACCAGATGCGGAATTTTAGTTCTCTATTCATTTGTTTTCTCCTTTACTGGCCATTCAAACATTGATAGGTGAAAGAAAACATCACTCAATCCCTTCTCTTCCAACCAAACAGCACACCAGCTAGAGTAAACTTCACAATTGCGAACTGTATAAGTTTCACCAACCTTCAAGTTGTCTTTAGCAAATTGAATGATGTTGGTATAGTGTGGATAAAACATCCCATCAGCACCTTTGAAACGAACTTTATCGCCAATTTCAGGCCATTCCCATTTTTGCGTTGGGCATCGTTGTTGGAATTGTTCTTTGTTCATATTAAAAAATATATCTACTCTTCTTCTTTTGATATTCGCTGCCGATTTTTAGTTTATCTCTATCTTTTCCTTTTAGTTCTTTTCCCACAGGATAAACTGACATATAAGCACCAAGATCAGCATGAATTTTAAGCTCTTTTTCAGTCATAAATGAATATGAATCAGAGGCTCCCATTCTGCCATCAGCAATGGTAACTAAAAATAATTGTTTTTTCATCGTCCAAAAGGATTAAAGTTTGATGCTGCATAAAGTAGCAATGCAACTACTAAAGCTGCATAAGTAAAAAATCCGCCCCAATATTGCGCCGAAAAAAGCCAATCAGGAAGTGTAATGGTGAGTGCTAGTAGTGTGTTCATAGATTAATAACTGTCTTCATGTTCATCAAGTTGATGTTCTAGTTTAGAGATTTTACTCTCCAAGAATGTAATGTATCCTCTCAAATAGTCAACGGCTTTCTGATGTTCCCAGAGGTCTTTATTGAGACGATCTATTTCATTATCAATTCTTTTAGCCGCCATTTCATGTATGACTTTTAGCCTCAACTCTGTGAAAGCTTCTTTGGTGATTGTTTCGATGTTAGCGTCCCACTGTTCTTGCTTGTCAGCATAGATTGCAAGAGCGAGTTTAACAACTGATTCGGCGTTTCTGATTTGTTCTTGATTCATATTTAATTTGTCCTTGTAGTACGTACTCTAACATAATCCATACAAATCTCTCCATTAAGATGGTCACAATATAGAAATTCACATGCTGTATACATTTTTCCATTCCATCAGATAAACATCTTACCATCTTCCTCAAGACATTCAGCCCAATTATTGTACATTGTATATTGCCCATCTTCGTCTATACCAGACCACTGAAAATCAATATCATCTAGGTGTCTCAATTCAACCTCTGGAGAGTACTTCGCTTTAAATCTTATCATATTATTTTTTAATCTTATGTCTCTTTAAAACCCACTTAGCATCATCCGTTAATGATTTTGATTCGCTATATTTGGCTACATCTTTTAATACATTTTCATACTCTGTCAACGCATCACTGCCACGCGCAACAACTTGCTTGAGAGTTTCAAGCTGATTTGTTAGATTGCGCAAGATTTCATTAACACTATTATTTTGAAAGCGAAAAGCTTCTGCAATTGTTTTGGGTGTTTTGTAAATTGGTGTTTTCATTTGTCTCTCCATCTTTTGTTAGGAATGCCTCTCTTGTCTGCTACATATTGAGCAACACCATTATAACCGTTTTCCCTATACATTTCAAATACTTTCGCAATGTCTTTGTCTGGTAAACTCTCTGCATCAGCAGCAGGTGCAAAATAATCATTAATGTTGATGTAAAGGTTTATAGTGCCATCTCCATAATCATTGCCAGAAAACAAAATGCCTTCATCCAATAGAAATGCCAGCATGTCTTCTTCGTTTGGCACTTTTTCACCATTTATATCAAAGTAGTAATTGCGTTCGATTGTAACTGTTTCTGAGTATTTCATAATTATAGACTTTTAATTCCTCCGTAAATAACCCAAATAACTGCTGCAACTATGACCAAACCTAGAACCTGCACATACCAAGGAGGTGGTGGTTCATTTTCATCAGTTTCATCTCCCCAACCAGGGCCAGAGTCAAATCCTTCAAACATATTTTACCAGAGGTTGAGTGTTATTATATAGGTTTGTAGTCTTTGTAAATGTCTGTATTGCGAGTGTTTTCAGAAAGGGTTTTATACCAATTACCACGAATACAAAGCTTGCCCTTTTCACCACTCACTTCACATGTTTTGCTGCAAAGATATTCTGCAAAGCGAACCATTCCAGCCACTTGCTCATCACCACCAGAATAGTAAAATCGAAGCTCTCCGAATTTTTCTTTGATTTGATCAATTTTTACATCTGGTGGATAATCTTTGAGATACTTGACATGCTTGTGCGTACGGCTCCTAAACTTATTAAGAAAGGAAAAGAATGATTTATTATACTTCCATTTATTGTATTTTGGAAATAGTTTAACAAACAAACATCTGTGAACCCAATTAAGAATATCAACCACACCACTCCAGAAGTAATATTTCTTACTAATGATTTCGCATTTGCTTCGATATGTACCTTTAGTGTAGTTGGTGATTGAGCCGCACAACTCATCTACAATGGACTCCCATCCGCGTGGTACCCATGCACCACCAGGACATTCCAAAGTACCGTCTTCTTTTTTATAGAAGAGGTCTGGGTACTTTTGTATTAATTGTTGTTCGAAATTAATTTGATTATCCATGTTAGCAGTATGTTTGATTGTTGGGATGTTGTGTGAAAGTATTATCACAGCACCAAATTTCTGAAAATTTTGGTGGTGTATTACCTGGAACTTTTGAAATAGTGGGCCAGTTAAGAGGTGGGTAAAGAGGTGGTGGTGGCGTGAGCATTTTTCTCTGCTCAGGTGTGAGCATTTTTCTCTGCTCAGGTGTGATCTTGGTGAAAAAAACGTTGAGATGATCTTCAATTACCTGCAATTGATTTTCATCTAGGGTTTTAACACAGCTAATTTCTAAAAAGCCATGCAGCCAAATTACGAATTCTTTTTCAGTCATAATGTTAATTGAAGTTTGGTTCACGCAGAAGCTTTTCGATCTTTTTAATGTTGTCAATGATAGCGTCATTACTCATCGCAACGCGACCATAATAAATGCCTAAGCAAGGAGAATAAAATTGTTCGTAGTATTCTTTTTTCTTGCGCATAATTTCGAGATCAGTTTGCAATTGTGCAATTTCATTTTTAAGCATTTCTTCGTTCATAAATTTTATTTATAATTGGGTGGTCCGGTGATATAAGCGTCTTCATCAAACCAAACTTCAGTTGGCTGTACAAGCACTGCTCGTTCCAAACCATCAGGCAAAAACCAATAACCATCACCAGAAGAAGCATCTGAATGTGCTATTCCAGTGTGACCAAAACAAATGGTATCAGCAACTTTGCTGATAAAAACAGCAGGTTTATTTATATATTGAGTGTTCATATAATTCATCAATGTCTAGGCATCTAAAGATTGTACCTTCATGGTTAGTCAAATTTGATTCATGAAAGTGACCGTAGTACCAGTGCTTGGGCTTAGTGTGTTCATACAGATAGTCTAATGCTTGACTTTCTTCAATCAAATCATTCTGGAGATCTGGATCTTGATCAAGCCAGCCTTTGATGTTGGAAAATCCTTTGAAAGAACCGCATACGCCTGGTCGAGTGTGAGTTACGACAATATCATACTGGCGATCCTTGTATGGAAATTCATCGTCTAACTTGAGAACAAAACTTTCATCATGCCAATAACTTTTGTCAGGTACACGAAATCTTCGGTCAATGCTTATAGCACCACCGACAAGCAAGATGCTTTTGCCAAGTAGATTCAACTCTGAATAATCTTGCAGCAATGTGATGTTCTTTAAATCGAACGGGTTGTTAGTTTCTTTGAACCATGCAGGATTATCATGATTGCCTCGAATTGCATATACATGGCAATTCGTATCTTCGAGCTTATCATTGAGCCGACCAAACTCAGTCTTGTAATAATTTTCTTTGTGAAAACCAGCGCCAAAGTCACCCACTTGTATGATATAAGCATCGCTAATATTTCTTAGAAACCAGGCGAATTTGGCAAATTCGCCATGAAGGTCTCCAGCCATGATGATCTTATTTTTATGTGGTATATTACTGCTCATTTGTATAAATATAATATATGAAGAAAATTAATATTTCAACTGAAATTCAAAATAAAATTTGTAAGATGTACGAGCAAGGCATTGGATGCACTTCTATTGCAAATTTTTTTAAAATACAAGACTGTAATAAAATTTATAATATATTGCGTGCAAATCAAATTAAAATTAAACCGAGAGGCAGTTATACAAAATATAAATTTACTGAAAATTTTTTTGAAAATGTTAACTCAGAACACAAAGCGTATTGGCTAGGATTTATAATAGCTGATGGCTCTATTGATTCAAAAAGAAATTCTCTTCAAATTGGATTAGCAGAAAAAGATGTGCAGCATATTTATAAATTTAAAAATGATATATCCGCGTCTCATCCTATTTTTACTAGATATGTAGAGTATAATGAACTAGCTACAGCATTTACTCCAAAAAGCGGCAGCTATTACTCACACATAACTCTAATTTCCTCAAAAATGGTGCAAGATTTTGCTAAATATGGATTAGGTGCTAAAAAAACTTTTACAGTTAAATTACCTAATATTGATGAAATATTAAAGCCATGTTTGTGGCGCGGCATCTTTGATGGTGATGGTTACATATACATAGCTAAAAAAATAAACAAAAAAGGTAAAATTCAAATGCAGCTAGAGGTCGGTATTAGTTGCAATGAATTTATTGCAGATAGTTTCATGGATTTTCTTTCGTTGAATAAAATTAAAGGTAAAAAAATAACAGATAAATCTATATTCTGTGTAAGAATTACATGCAAAAATGCATTTAATTTCCTACAATTGATATATAATGATAGCAAGGTGTATCTTGATCGAAAATATCAAAAATATTGTGAGTATAAAGATTTTTATACCGAGAAGGTTAAAAATAAAGTTAACCCACCAGGCATTTATATCACTAAATCTAATACATATAAAACATACACTACAAAATTTGCAAAACAAACATATATAGGTACATTCACTTCTTTGGAAGAAGCTCTTAATAAGCAGGCTGCGTTCAATCAAGTGAAATCATTCATGACATAATCCCAAAGATGGTCCGTTGCTGGATTTGGAATTTTATCAGGTACATTTACTTGTTCAATGAGTATTTGCCAATGTTCTTCAATTTCTGATTGAAGAGATTGAATTTGCATCTTACAACTCTCAATTATATCAGTCTCTTGATCGTTGTATTCTCTTGGTCCAAGTTTCATATTATTTGATCATTATATATTGATGCAGCATAATATCATTTGGATGAGGTATCAGCTTGTCTGGAATTCTAGCATCTTTGAGTTCATCTTTTGCTTGATGAAAAGTTTTACCATCTCGCTCACATTTTGCAATTACAATCCCAGCAGGGCTTCTGCTGTAACCAGCAAAGCAATGAATCAGCAATTTATCAGTAGGAGCAAGCTCGCGTACAAACTCAATAATTTGACGAACATGTCCTTCAGTAGGTGCATGCTTTGCTTCTTCGGGATTAACTGCGATGGAGCCAAATGTTTCATCTTCAAAATCTAAAAACAAATATTTTTTACCTTCGCGAAATTGTTCTGGAAGAAAATGTCCAAGAGAAATGATGGCATCATAATCTTTGGCGTATTTCTCTGCATTGGCGAAGTCTGTGAAGTGATTAACTGTGTTCATGATCTAATATAGCTTAATATCCAAAAGATTCAAGTGTATATTTGAAGGGATTGCCTTCAATGTTTTTAACGAGGTCGAGCATCATTGCAACTAATTCTCTAGTTTCTTGTTGAGCGTCTTTTTTTAGGCGAAGACTGCATAGATGGACAAATGCTTGCAAACTACCAGTCCAGATAAATTTGGTTTCTAGTGCAAGAGGAAGATGAATTCTGCATTGTTCTTTAGCGATGCCAAATTCACTCATTTCATTGTAAACTTTCTGAGCTTGTTCAATTACAGAACGCATCTTAG